ATCTTATTTCTGCTAATAATACATCATTCTTTCTGTCCTTCTCTTTTTCTGCCATTTCTACTTGAAGTTTTTGTTGCTCTTCTTGTGCCTTAGCTTGTAGTTGTTGCTCTTGCATCTGACGTTGTTGTTGCATTTCTTGCTGTCTTTGTGCTTGAATTCTTGTTTCAGAATCTTTAAGGATATCTGATACTTCTGCAATAGAGTCAGCTTTAACAATATTACCTAGTTCATAAATACTTGCACCAGTAGTATTATTTGTAAGAGCCATTTGTTTAAGATTTTCTAATATAGCTCTATGATTAGTTTTAGTAGTTGCAAATACATTAAAATCTCTAAGTAATAGATCAGTACCATTAATAGTAAAATTAACCTTCTCAGCTTCTGTGGATATGTATTGCAGTCTTATACTTGGATTATTACTGTAATAAAATTGAGCTAAGTCAGTTCTCATCTGATGTACTCTTGGCATTAAATGATCTGAATGCTGAACAAAGTACATTTCTGTTTGTGCATAAGACTGTTGCATAGCTTGAACTACACCTGTAGCTGTTTGAGCTGATACAGCACCACCTAAACGTTGTGGATTAATTCCTATAGCATCAAAACATTGTTGTTTAAAATAATTAGCAAGTTGAATTCTAGACATTAATCTATTAGTCTGCTCCATATTAAGAGTTTGATAATGATTAAAGTTAGTAGCATTCTCAGTATTAGTAATTGAAGTATCTAAAGGTAACATTTGAAAATCTTTCATTGCTACCCATGCTTTAGCATAATTATTTTTACCCCAGTCTTCTCCCATTGAGTGACGTGGTAAAGCATTTTGATCAAACATTATTACTGTTCCTAATTCATCTATTAGAATGTCTGCAATTTGGTTATTAACCATATTGTATCCAACTTGATAAGCTTTCATCAAATCAACCAAAGAAGTTGATCTAGTATTTCTATCAGAAAATACTCTACCTTCTACAGGAAGTTTACATCCATAAAGTGTATTATTTCCTTTAAATTGAAATGGTAATCTACCAGGTTTAGTTCTATTAATGCCTATATAAATTGGATTAATATTATCACCCATAGTAGATCTCCACATAGCAGGTAAATTTGGACCTATCTTAACACCACCCCATACTTCATTAATCCATATCCAATCAATATGTTCTCCTGCTAATAAATTTTCTTTTGTTTTTTGTTTAAAAATAGAAGTATCATACATTGCCTTTTTAGTAATCTTAAAGGTTTCATCAACTATTTCTTGCGTTACTTCACCATCATCTTCAATCTTAGTAAGATGTCCAACTCTTCTTTGTGTCTTCCAATATATAGTAGCTACTCTTAGTAGGTTACCTTCTCCCCACATAGAAACATCTTCATTTTCATCAAGGATTTGACTTAGTATATCACCACCTCTAGCAGGATCATTCCAATAGTTACTAGTAAATTGTCTATAAGCTAAACCAGGCATGTTTGTATTCCATTCATGAGATCTAGTAGGATCATAATATGCTCCATCATTTTGGTATCCATTTACCTGATATTGTGCTGATCTTGCAGGATATATTTTTTGTAATGACTTAAGTTGTTTTTCATCCATTAAATATCCATATCTATCTACTGCATCTGAAACCGTCATTAAATCTACCTTACCTACATAGTTTGAATCTGCTATGTATCTTTGATCTGGTGACTTTTGATAGAAGGTTAATACAGGATTCCATAGCTCTACATCATAGTCATCTTCTAACATACGGAAATGCCAGAATTCTCTATCTGCTATAAGCATATCTCTAAATCCTCTTTCTTCTAGTTCTTGCATTCTGAATCTTTCTTCATCTACTGCAAGTTGGTGTGATGCCCACTCCTCTACCATACTCCTATATGACTTACTAAAGAAGTCTTCTATTTCTGGTAATGATTTTATATTTTGAGGAGATAATTGTTGTTGTGCTTCTTCTGATGATGGATCCATACCCATTTCAATCATCTTTAAAACTAACTGAGATTCTGCTTCTGCTAAAAGTGATTCTTCAATTTGCATTCTTTTTTGTTCTAACATCTCATTATAAGATGCATCATCAACAGCTCTAAATTGTACTTTAGAATATCTTTTTGCAAACTCTCCTGTAAGTACGTTAATAACATTAGGTACAATAGGATAAAACTTTAACTCTAATGCAGAATCATTTTCTTTAGTTAATACATCCATTAAATCTTTGTAGTCATTATCTGGCTCTACAATATAATCAGACTTATCTATAATACCTTTAGCAAGTTTATAATTCTTTAATAGTCTTCTAGAATTAACACGTAAAAATTCAATACCTTGCAACTCTAACCAATCTAAGTTCCACGCTGCCCAGTCATCTGTTTTTTTGGAATATGGTAAAAATTGAATAGGCTGTGTTAAGCTGGAAAATGTATCTCCACTTTCTGCTTTTGCACCATTCTTAAGTTGCATTGCATTTAATACTCTCATCTATTTATAATTTTTAAAGCCAGATCTTCTAATTGACCCTTTTCTACGGCCAAGATTTTTGAACGGACTATACTTTAATTTACTTATTTTTTCTGAGTTTACCAAGGAATTATCCTCTGATTCACGTCTTTTGGAATATCCTCTATTTGATTGTTGTATTTTGACAAATGCAATTAATGCACCAAAAGTCACCAATCTATCTACGTTTAATCCAGGATGATAAGCTAACATTTCTTTTAATAACATTTGATCAGGAATCCTTTCTACACCTAAAACCTGTGTTGTTACAGCACCAGTCACATCAGTCTCTTCATCAATTACTTCTCTTAAAAATTCTATTGCATATGATATTAAATGACTTTTAAATAATGTTCCCGTATTTTTCCAACCATATTCTTGATACACTGTTCTGTTTGAACCTAAATCTTTTAGAAATAATATTTGTTGTTTAGGCACTAAATACTTTTGCTTTTTTCTAGCAATCATATGCTGAATAAATAATGATATGTTATTTTCAACAATAGTCCATGCATTATACCACTCTATTAATAGTTCTAATCTTTCATGAGTTTTATTTATATCATCAAATCTACCACACCAAGCTGCTACTATTTTATCTCTTTCTATGAATTGTTCTACATCACCAGCTTCATTAGTTCTTGTAACTTCTGTTGCATTCTTATAAATATAGATACTACATAAAGAATCAGATGTTGTTGTTTTACCTTCTGACACAGGGTCAATAGAACCATAGTATGCACCAAATTGAGGATTAGGTACAGGTCTTTCCCATACAACTATAGATCCAGTTTTATCTTGTTGTTTTTTATCTACTGGAAAAGAACTGATGGGTAATTTATTTGTTCTTTTAGCTATAATGCCTGACTGATCTCTATCTAAATCAATCAACTCATAAGGATATTTTTTTTCTTCTATGCTTTTTAATTGTTTAGTTATTATACCTTGAGGAAAAATTGATTCTTTTCTATATGCAAAAGCTTCAGCAATATTTAAAGGTTTCTGAGATATTCTTAATTGAAATTGTTCTCCACTTAATTCATTCTTCCATCTTGCTCTTTCTAGGTGAATTGCTTCAATAGCTTCTTCAATAAGACTATTGCCATATTTATCAATATAAGGGGGCATAGACCACTGTTCAGGAATAAATAGTCCTGCCATACCAATAGTACCATCAGCGTCCAGTAAATTAGTTTCTACTGCATATATATCATTTGCTCCTGGTTGAAGAATCATTTCCTTTAATGGATTACATTGTTCTAAATCACCCACTGATCCTGCTGCAATAAACATTCCTGTAGTTACCATACCAGATGACATTGCAGGACGTAAATATTCATATGTCTGCATCATGTTTTTAGCAATACCAGCTTCCTCATGAAAAAAGTAAGTACAAGGTCCACCAACACCTGTTGTTGCATTCTTTTCAAAAGATGCACCTTGTATTTTAGATTTAAGTCCTCTAGATGTTTTTCTATTATTAACCTTGACTTCAATCTGCTGTTGCCATAATAATACTTTTTCTGGATTACTTGGTCTATACCAAGCAGTATGCTCATTTAAAAATGTTTTGTATTCTTCTAAAAACTTCCAAGATCCCTTGTCATTAATATAATCTTTTAGTGAAGCTCCTATTTTACAAATAGATCCTTCTTCAAACCAATACTGGTTTATAATTTTACCCATATGGAAGTATGAAGATGCTATCTGTCTTTTTTTAAGTATAGCTGAGTGTTGATTATTTAGCTCTGCTAATAACTCATATAAAGCCATATGATATTGTGCATCCCGCACTTTAGCAAATCCGTAATGTTTTTCTTCTTTATCAAATATTGGTAAGAAGTTTAACCACATGTAATAATCTCTAGTTAAATACCATACATGTTCATCATGTTTAAATATTACACCAGTCCTACATTTATTTTTTTGATCTTCCCAATATGAAGTAAAATCTTTTGATCTAAAAGGTTTATTACAATAAAAACCTTGTTCATTAAATATTCTAGCTTGTTCATTAAAAAGTAAAGCTGTTTCATTAAACTTATATTCTCCTGGTTCTTTAAACAAATTAAATATAAATTCTTGAAAAGCCTCTTCAGTAGAAAATTCTGTAGTAGACCATTGTCCTGCTTCATATGTAGGTATGATTCTACTCATATCTAATTATTGCAAAAACATCACCCTGATTTAGCAATAAATGTTCTACACCCTCATGCTCCATTTTAGTTGGCATAGCATGATCAGCATATTGTACTTCATCTCCTATTTTTATTTCTTCTACCTCAGCACCTATTCCAACAACAGTTCCTTTAAATTCTTTTTTTTGAGCTACCTCTGGAATAATAATTCCTGAAGCTGTTTTAGTTATTGATGCTTTGCGTTTAATTAAGATTCTTTTACCTACTGGTATTACAACTTGTTTCATATTATTTTATTATTGGTTTATAATTGGTCATAAGCTAATCCTGCACCACCACGTACAGAGCTTTCTTGTTCCTGTCTCATATCTGTATATGCACCTTTGTATGACTGTCTTATCTGCTCAAACTTAGCAGCAGCGTTAATCATAGAGTTCATATTACCGTCTCTACCATGCTCTATAGGAGTTACCTCCATATATTTAGCCAATCTATCTAACATAGCTTTAATACCTACATATGCTCTGTAAGTTGGTGTTTCATACATTGTTTTACACATATCTAATGCATACCTAATTTTACTATCTTCTGGTGATTCTTCTAACTGTATCTCCTCTATTATAATATCTTCTTTTTCATGTTCAGGTAAATTAAAAAAAGGATTTAAATCAGGATTTGGACAAGTCATATAAAACAAATATTGATAAACTTGCATATGTGTATCTGGATATTCATCCATTATTTTTTTAAGAAATGGTAAAGTGTAACAATGCTCTGTTATAACTACCTTACTGTTTTGTATATCAAATAATTTTACTATCATGAGTCAGAACATAAATCATTACAGTCAATTCCATCTAATATTGTTTTTATAGAAGCATATGACTCTGTTACATATATTGGTAATGCAACACCACTTATAATAAGAACTCTACATTCATTTGAAAATTCATTTAGTTGATTATCAAAAAATTTCCCTACACTTAGTATTTTAGTAACATCAATATATATATCAGCTGTTCTATTATATGACATTGGTAGTAGTTTATTATTATTATCTCTTGCAGGTAACTCATTTTCCATTTGCATATATGGATATACTTGTGTAAATGTTCTAAAGTCTGGAGTAAATATTGGAATTTTAGCCATAGTTTTTAATTTTTAGAATTATCTTTTAACCACATTACAATAGATCTTACTTCATCTTTTAAATATGGTAGTTCATACATTTTTATATTTTCTAATACTGGTTCACCATCAACATGTTCATTAATTGGATAACCATTAGTATCTTCACCAATCTGCTTAAATTTGACATGCTGTATTGTTAGCTTACCAATCTTAAGTTTAGGGTTGTGCTTTTTAATAATATACGCATAAATACTGAGTTGTAAGTTATAATGATTTAAATTACAATCATCTAAATGATTTACAGGCCTATACATTTTATTAGTTATTCCTTCCCAATTAGTAAAACCTTTAGTTTTAATTTCTTTATTTGTCTTATAATCAGTTATATTTATGTAACCATTTACTACTTCAACTAAATCTGCTTGTCCACATAAACCCAATGATTTTAAATAAACTAAATGTTCAGGATATACACCTTCTTCTAGTTTTTGTACTGGTGCTAATTTTATTCCATCATCATCCACTAATGGTTTAATAATTGGAACCTCAACACCATGTCTACCAATAGTCTTAAGATCTAACATATCAGTTTCTCTTTGGTTATGATACCAATTACCTAATTTAATTGCTCTTTCAGTTTCCCCATCCCATGCAGAAATAATTTCTTTGGGTGTCATCCCATACCATTTAGATCTTTTATTCTTAGATGATTTAACTGCCTGACCATCTCTATCAAACTTAGGTTTAAATTTAGCAATAAATGAGGTAACACTTAACCAATTAATTTTATCTTGATCTATGCTTTCATATACATGACCTTCTTCTTTAAATCTTATTGCCATGACATTCAGTTGTTAAATTATAAGTATCTGTTGTACACCATATTACAACTAAATTAGCTGAAACATCTGTATCACTGTTTATTAAATTATTCATCTTTTAAATTTTTATTTACTTGACTCATTACTTGTTCTTCTTGTTCTTCTGTAGCTACTGCATCCCAATATGCCTTTGGACAATCAGATGATAATGATCTAACTTTAAATGCTAAACTACAACCACAATCTGAACAACAAGGTTGAGTCCCTGGGGCCATACAATTGTCCCCTCTTGCATCAAATAATGAGCAAGCAATACATATTTTAAATCTTTCTTGAGCTATAGCTTCTACATGTTCTTTCTTAAAGATATTATTCTTAATACCTTCTGCAATCTTGTCTGCATTTTTAAAAACATCTAAATATTTACTCCAACTCTTTATTGGCATCTTTAAAATTTTTTTTCTTTATTATATCTTTTTCTAATTGTTCTAACGCCTTTTCCATTATGTTTATATTAAACAAAATATTTTCACTCTGTGCAAAACCTTTATAAGTTCTTTTCTTAAGATTACCTAATATACTTTTATTTTTCTTAATAGAGTGTTCTAATCTCTTTTTTCTAATATGAAATGTTCCTAAACCATCAACTTGAATCCTAGGATAATTTAAATTAGATAAAGACTTTCTCAATTTAGCATAATAAAAAGTAATAAAATCATCTACTACTGATGGATGAACTCCTACTTTTTCTGCTATACCTTTTTTAAACTCTTTATGACTCTTTGGATTCACTTCCTAAAACTTTATAATCTAATAACACTAAACCTTTATTCTGAATATTTATATCTTTATTTATGGAAATAGTTTTTTTATTATTTCCAGTCTTAAACAACAAGTTTTTCTTTTCTGCTTTAGTAATAGCATTTCTTGCTGACTGTGGACTTTTAAAAATATTTAAATTTACAAGCTCTATACAAAATTTAGTTAGTTCTATATTATCTTTTTTAGAAAGTTCTTTCAAAAAGTTTAGATCAGAAGCACTAATAGGTATATTATTAAAAAAACAATAAGTAACTATTTGATACTTAATTGATAACTCTATATCTACTTTTAACTTTAAATCTACTTTATTTACTAACGCCATATTACAAACTCATTATCATATCTACAAGATCAGGATGTGGATAACAATCAGTTTTATCCTTTCTGACATTAGTATGTGTTAATAATCCTTTTACTTTTCCGTAATATGCATCAGAATTAAAATCAAACCCTTTTGTAGGGCCATGCTTTTGTATAAATTGTTTTAAACCTAATCTAATATCTATACCATCTCTTTCACCTATATACCTTAACCATTTTTCTGTTTCTTTAATTTGATTTTCAGAATAATTGTGCCAATGTAAGCTCCCTCTAAAAGGTTCTTTTAATTCTATAATTTGTGAATGTATACATCTGCTTTTAACATAGGTTAAATTACCATTAGTTAAATAACCCATATTACATATCTCTAATCCTACTGAATTACGGTTCATATGACCTGATCCAGTTTTACCTAAATGAAATCCTTGATTACCTTCTGGAAATGCTTGAACCATTATTCCATCATACTCATCACTCCCTGTTCTATGATTTTGTCCACCTAATACAAATTCAGTAGCTACTCTACCTCTAGTATCTCTACCCCAATAATCAATACATGCATAAGGATTTGCATTTCCTGCAGTATGATGTAAAAAAACATACTCATTAATACAATTAGTTCTTCTAACGTATTCTCCTTTTGGTAAAAAATGTCTATGTATTATTTGATCATAATTGGTGAGATAATGCTGTGCATATATATCACTGTCCTCATCAATTTCATCTGGCTCACTTACTTGTAAATTAAGTAATATTACCCATGCATCATTAGTAACAATACCATCTACTGGTAAATTGTGAGCCAATTGGAATCTTTTAACATGTTTTTCTGTATTAGGTCCAAATATTCCATCTGCTGTAATTCCTAATTTAGTTTGTAATGTTACTACATCAGGACCTTGATCCCGTATCTTTAACTGTTTCATGACTGGCTAACTTTTTCTTGAGCTTGTTCCATAGCTTCTTGAAAAGCTTTAGCTTCTGGTGAATCTTTATCTACTGAGTTTTGATTAGCATATTGCTGTGCCATAAACATTTGAGCTTGCATTCTCTCTGCTCTTGACTTTTCAATAGATGCAAGTAGCATCTCATAATCAGCTTGTATTTCTAAATGTGGGATATTATCTTTGTAGAATTCTGTAATTTCTTCTCTACGCTTTGATAATTCTTCTTTTGATAACTCTGGTTGTTTATCAGAAAGGTCTTGTTTGGTTTTATTTGCCATCTTAATAAATTTAAATTAATAATAACAAATATATAGAATAAGTTTAAATAAAAAAAGTTTAATACATTTTTTTTACCATTTTACTTTATCTGCCCAATATGCAGCACTCATTTTACCCTTAGCAATATTTTTACCGTGTCTAGCTTTGAAACTCTTACGTCTTGCCTTTTGTTTAGCTGACTCACCTGCTTTAGGTTTGCCTGCAGTTTTTACTCCTTGTTGACCAAAACGTATAGTTTTTACTTTATCTCCTACTTTAGCAACCACTACGTGTGATTTCTTAGGATGATTAGGAGTTCTCTTAGGTTTATTATACCCAGAGACTCCTGCTTTAGCCAATCTACTATCTTTCTTTTTTGCCATGCCTATTGTTTAATCATTAAGATCCCTGCTGCATTTAATGGTGCATCTCCTGTTCCATCTGTTTGCCATAAACTTCCCTTTTGAAGTCCTGCAGCTCCTGCTGCTCCATCATCTTCATAGGCTGGTACACCAAGTCCTGATATATCTTTTAACTTTTGATCAGTAAATGATTTTAACAAAGCTAGTGTAACTAATTCTGTTATTACTTTAGGTTGAGGTTTTAACCTTTCTTGAACATTTGCAAATCTAGCAATTGTAACGTAGTCTTCTGCTTTTGGGGTAACTACTTCTTTTCTTCTTAACATGCCCATCATGTCTTGTAATATTGTACTCATCTTTTTATTTTATATGGTTATCTTTTTTTACCTTTATGTAATCCATGTCTAGCATGTTGTTTACCTTTTTTTGTTGCAGCTCTCTTCTTTTTATTAGCAGCTGCAAGCTTAGATCTACCTTTCTTAGTAGATTTAAGTTTCTTAATAGTCTTTGATGGAGCATATACTTCTCCAGTTTCAGAACTTTTTTTACCCGAAGGAGTTCTCCACTTTTGTTTAGTCCATCTAGTTAGACTTTTTTGTTGTTTTGTTTTTGCCATTACCTAGTTGTAAAAGTATGTAATGAAAATAATATTAATGAAGAAAAAAGTATACCCATAATAGCATGATCAGTTTGAGTCACCTTTGCTTCTTTACAGCATTCTTTTCTTTCCCATGATGGCTTTGATGTACCACAGCTCATAAACAAAAATACAAATAATATTAATATAATCCTTTTAATCATTATTTTTTGCTTTTATATCCTCCACCAGCAGCCTTGTAACGCTTTGCTAACATCTGAGCTTTACGTGCTGACCATTGTCCTGGTCTACCACCTTTGCTTCCAGCTTTGATAGAATTAAATAATCTTTTACGCATTCCCGGTTTAGTATAGTTTCCTGAACTATTTACCGTACTTTTCTTTTTCTTACTTGATTTTTTTAATGCCATTACGCTTCATTTTTAGTTTCCGGATACGCTTTATTCATAACATCCTTAAGTAAGGCACACTTCTCATATTCTTCTGTACCTATAAAATGATTAATCATATTTTCTAATTCTTCTAGTTTTGGTCCGTCATCAGGATCAAATGCCATTATAGCATCACCACCCTTTTTGAATTGACTAACCATTAGATCCTCAAATGATATTTGATTAGATAATATTAAATAAGCATTGTTATATGCTATTTCTAATAATACCATATCCATCTGCATTTGTTCAATTTCCGTCAAACCATTTTCATGTTCCTCATTATTATCTTCCCAGTTTGACATAATTTTTTATTTAGTTAGAAACTCTTCTATACAAACAATATAATGAATTTTTAGTTTTTATAAAAGTGTTTGACTCACTAATATGCCCCGCCTTCCAGTAAAATTTTTTTTTGCCCCCCAAAAAATTGTGTGTTTGGCATGTGCAAGAGGTTCTATTAGATTGCTCCCCAACTAAAATTTGAAGTGTGGTCACCCCCCGTAGAAATGCAGGGTGTCAAACATAATGTGTAGCTATATAAAAAAAGTCTGCTACACAGAAGAAAAGACTACACTACAACAAAGCACAGGAGTATGTACTATCTATGTATTGTAACTACAATCATTTCTACTACTGCTCTACCAACGGAAGACTAAGTGTGTATGTATATATAAGCAATCTGCTCTATGTATATAACCGCTCTGCTCCCCAACTAATAATTGAGTAGGCTATTACTCTTAAACAATTTAATATACATATAAGCCGTGTATATAACTTAAAATCCTTAATTATGCTATATTTTAATAAAGTAAACCGTAACCCTAAAACAGGGAAAGCAACTCTACAATTGACTACTAAACCAATTGTAACAACTGTGAAAGAGATTAACATTCCGGGCATAGGCCCAAGAAAAGTGTCTCAAACATCAACACCTGATGTAAAGTTTGTCCTTAAGTCTATGCAAGACGGAGAAACACAAGAGTACTGTAGAATCAATCACCCTATTTGGGATGAGCTTGAGAAAGGCTACAAGATGAATGACCCTGTAGAGTGGGTAGACATTGACCTAAATAAGCCTGTAATCAACAGTATTCCTGTAAAAGATGCAGACGGTAATGAAACAGGAGAGATGAAAGAAGAGCCAAGCACTACCTTATTTTGGGGTAAGCTTGCAGTTTAACAGCAAAAGCAAGGGGGGTTACCTCCTTGCTCCTTTGTTTTACAATAAAAAGGTAATTATGCATAGTTACCTCCTTTATTTTTATTTATTATGCACGTTGCACACTGTGTGTGACATCCATTTACCACAAATAACCACCTTTTACCACTAAATAAAATTAGTTACTGCTTATAATATATATATAGCTAACATAATGACTAGAGTAATGAGTCAAGCAATACCACTGACTATTCTGAAATAGTGTCAGCCAATATGGATAAGCACTCTAGTTATATATGTCTATTCCTCTATAGGATAATAGGCATAGTACCCGCAATATTGCAATAACCCTTAATAACAAGTATATGAAAATTAAAATCCTTAAGCCTGAACTCTTTGTTCAGCATCGTAACCAAATAGGCTTAGTCCTATTCACTAGAGAACAAGATGTTAATGTCAATTTCTTTAGTGGTGATAACGCAGAATCTTTAGTTATACATCGTAATGAATTAGGATCTCCTTCAATGAGTAACCTTGAAGCAGAACTTATTGCTAATGACTCGTTAAGATACTTAGCATCGTACCATAATGTTGTAGAAGTACAGCATAGTACACACTTTGATATAAATCAAATAATCTATAATAACAATTAATTATGAAGAGAGTTATCTACCTATTGTTGTTCCTGTTCGTTGCAGGACCAGCTATTCAATCTTGTGGTTCTTCAAGAACTTGCAAAACACAGAAGTACAAAAAGAAAATGTACAACAAATGTTGGAATGCAAAGAAACAGAAAATGACAAGATGTTAATCACTCAATCGGGGGAAGGAAACTTCCCTCTTTTTATTAACCCATTAAACAAAAACAATTATGAAAAATTTATTTAGAGCAATAATTAAAGCTATATTTGTAGTTATATTGCCAATCCTCGTACCAATAGTTACATCTTACTATATGATATATAATCCTGTATCAGGAACTATAGTAATATTATTAATAACCGTGATATTTCTTACTATGCTGAATGGACTGTTTTATTACACAAAGATGCGTAAAGTAAGCATGTTACCTACATTTAGTTTCCATGATTTTGCATTTGAACCTATTATAGGTTTATCAATCGGATGTAAATGTACACCAAGAGGTTTGGAAACAATAATAATAGTACCGTTTATGGTATTAGAAGTTCATGCAAAGTTTAAAAAAAAATCACAATATAGTTTAGAATTATGAGAGATATAAAATATAGTAAAAACGTACTAAGACTACAATTGATCACATTAGCATTAATGCTTTGTGCTCTTGTAGCATCAAGTCAATCCTATAAAGGTAACAGAACAATAGAAAATACGTTCAAACCTTATGATGGATATGAAAGATTTGCAAAAGACGCTTACTCAGAATGGTTAATAGCCCATCCTTTGAAAAGGAATAATCAGGTTATGTACTATGATGGTACGCTGAAAGATAGCAGAGATATATATGTAGCAGTATTTGACTATGAAATAGGTGACAGAGACCTACATCATTGTGCAGATGCAGCTATATATCTTAGAGCATCATATAATTATAGCAATGGGTTTCTGGATAGATTGACCTATACCTTCACTAATGGTATAGAGTCAAGCTATTTGGATTATTTACAAGGTTATAATTATGTAGAAATGAATGGGGGTAGAGACCTCATCAGAAAAATAGGGCAACCAAGAGAAGATAGTTGTAAGACTTTCAGACAATGGTTAGACCTAATATGGAACTATGCAGGTACAGCATCACTAGAAGGTGATGATACCTATGCAATATCCATGTTTGAAATGGAGCCAGGAGATATATTTATCCAAGGCGGATATCCAGGACACGCTATGACTGTTGTTGATATGGCTGTAAATGAGAATGGCCATAAGATATTTATGCTAGCACAGAGCTTTATGCCAGCACAAGAACAACAGATTGTTATGAATCCTCTTACCAGAGATGTATGGTTCTCACTTGATGATTTAAATTATATCATCACACCAGAGTACACATTCACACCTGGACAACTAAGAAGATTTATAAAATAACTATCACCGGTGACACACTAACAATACCAGTATTATTATGTTTATATAATAACTAACATAATGGCCCTGTCGTAAAAGCTAATGGTTGATTGAGTGGTCACCAAAGAATCAGAACTACATTCTCCCTTTTCTCATACTTGTTTTAGGGAGTCTGTAGCTGATTTTTTAATTAAGGAGTTTTCTGCTCCCCAACTATTAACCACTTATATAAAAAATAAAAGAATATGGCAGATACATATGAAGTACATAAAATAATAATACATAATATATTCAAGGAATTAATAGATAATGATAATGTAAACTATGCTCATAACGCAGATCACATAAAAGATATACTACTTAGAGAGTTAAGCTCACACCACATAGAGTGTATAGTGCATCTTATGATGATAGAAGAAGAGTATAAGCCTGTCAAAGTAGGTGATTATGTAATAGTAAAACCTAAATCATTCCATGTTAACCAAGAGTATGAACCTGATTATCTAAAAGAAATGGGTTTGTTACCAAGTGATGGCAAAGTATATGGTCAAGTAGTAGATGATGAATCATGGTCCACCAGTTCAGTGTTTAATCCGTTTTATAGTAGAATAAAAGTTAATCTACTATATCATGATGATAAGCACCAGATAAAATATGTAGAAGATACCTTTAATCCTATGCATTTACATAAGGTAGATAAGAAATCAATTAAGTATTTTAAAAAAGAAAAGTAATATGGCACCTAAATTATCTATACAGTTAATTCAAAATGAGCAAAAGAACTACAATAGCATAAGAAAACATTATGCTGATAGCTTTGCACAATATATGAATAATAAGTATGCCTTAAATGACCCTGTTCTACAGAAAGAAAAGGATGAAGGTATGGCAATGCTTATATTATTAAAAGATCATGCACAAGACTTTAAATAGATTTGGCATAGTATCACATAAGGTCATTACAGATATAAATTTATCTGTTCAGTCTAAAGCACTATATAGTTTGCT